ATGAATAATCAAACAACCCGTCTTATCCGTCTGCCAGAAGTGCAAAAACGTACTGGATTCAGCAAAGCATGGATTTATAGACTGATCAGCGAAAAGCGTTTTCCTGCTCCTATAAAAATTGGTTTACGGGCAGTGGCTTTTGTTGAAAATGAGATAGAAGAATGGATTCAATCAGCAATCGAAGAGAGCAGAATAAAAGTTGCTTAACATAAAGAAACTATTTTATGTAAAAGCAAAGTTTAATCTGTATTTGCATATAAAACTAAAAAAGCAAATTTGCCATTTACAATCCAATTTACATATTGAGTATAAATTCTTTTAAATTAATTAGTTATGTATTTAGAGTGAAAAGAGTGCAATGGATCTCATTCCATGGGCTACAAGCTCACCGCCAAAGCCCATTCGAATAATAGCGGCATTAGCTGTTTGTTCATGCATGTGATTGAGCGGAGCTTTGATACTGGGGAAAACCCACTCTCTGTGTCCACTGATGGCTTTCATTGAATCCAATACTCGCAAAGCTTCTTTACTTAATGGCACCTTATGTGGCTTCTTCATCTTCATAAAATCGGATGGTATGTTCCACATGCCGGTTTCTATATCAATATCTGACCATCTTGTGCGAACAGCTTCGCCAGGGCGAACCCATGTGAGAAGTTGCCACTCAATCAGTAGCCTTGTTTCTAAACGGATAGAAGCATTGTTTAGAGCAACCAGGAAGCGGGGGAGTTCGGAAGGGGGTAATGCTGGCATATTTTGTTTTTTAGGCTTACTGAACCGTTGCTCCAGGTTGTCAGCCGGGTTGAACTCAATAAGTTCTTCAGTGGCTGCCCACCGGAAGATTTCATTCAGACGGGAAATGATGCGGCGTAGAGTTTCCAATACCCCTCGTTGCTCAATAGGATCAAGGTGTTGTTTTAAGAGCTTAGGTCGGATCTCATTGATAGGGACATTACCCAGACCAGGAAAGACATTTCTCTCTAAGCTGCGCCAGATATCTGCTGCATGGTCTTGTGAGATACCTGATGTCTTTACCTTCTCATCTAACCATTTCCGCGCTACGGCTTGGAGAGTGTGCTCAGTAGCACTCTTTAATGCCTTCGCCTTATCGTTGTTATGGATTTGGGGATCAACACCATTTGCCAGAAAGGAGAGATATTCATCACGTAAGGCTCTGGCTCTTGCAAGGGTAAGATGAGGATATGTCCCAAGGCTCATTTTGGTTCTTTTCTTGCTCACTGGTACTGCATACCTGAAATACCAATTTTTCTTGCCTCCTTTCGCCAAAGGAGCGATTCGTAGAATCAGACCATCACCGTCAAACAAATTGATTTCTTTATCGGCTGGCTTGGTGCTTTTGATTTCAGTGTCAGTGAGCTTCTTAGCAATTTTTGCCATTTTGGGACCCTCGGTTTTTGGACCCTTCCTAGTGGGTCCCATTCAGGGTGCCATAACTCGTAGTTCTCAGCAATTCTCACTGGACGACAATAGACGTAAAAAAGCCCGCAGAGCTTGTGCTGTGCGGGCTGCTGGGGGGATTTGAACCCCCGTCCGAAATTTCTACATACCATTTTTATACCAATAAAAACAGCTATTTACTTTTTAAATCATCACCTTATTGTTTTTAGTATTTGTCAGGTTTTATGTGATTTTAAGTATGTGCCGCCAAATTGCCGCCATAAATTAGCGGCTCCAGTTGAGCTTGTGAAGCGGATTTTTTGTAACGGCATCTTCAAGATGGTCGGGCGCAAAGTGGGCGTAAACCATCGTCATTTTTATATCGGCATGGCCCAAAATATCGCGCAGTACCAGTATATTTCCTCCATTCATCATAAAATGACTTGCGAATGTATGGCGCAGTACGTGGGTACATTGGCCCTCTGGTAAATCTATACCAGCCCGTTTAACCGCACGTTCAAATGCTTTTCTGCATGGCGTGAATAACTTTCCCCTGTTCTTTGGTAGTTCATCATACAACTCTTGCGATATAGGAACGGTTCGGTTTTTCTTGCCTTTGGTCTTAGTGTAAGTGATGCGGTATTTTGATAACTGGTGGCCTTGTAGGTTTTCAGCTTCACTCCAGCGCGCGCCGGTCGCCAGGCATATTTTTGCAATCATCAGCAGGCTGGGACTTTGAGAATCTGCGCAGGCATCCAGTAGGCGTTTGATTTCTTCCTGCGCCAGGAACGCCAGTTCCCCCTCTGCGATCTTAAATGTTGGTAGCCCAGCGAGGGGATTGGGCGCTGACCAATGGCCCATCTTTTTCAGTGTGCCAAACACCGATGATAGATTGCGTTGTTCAAGATTTACCGTGCGGGGCTTAACTGGCGACATGAGTACGCCATCTTCATTTTTGACTTCACCTTTTAAGCGTGCTTCCCGGTATTTTGTAAAATCGCCTGCGGTTAACTCTGAGGCAATGGGATCACCCAGGCCATTGCAAATAATGCTGAGTTTCGCCATCAGGCGTTTAGGGTCCGCAAGAGTCTGCCCGTAAAGCGAATGCCACTGCTCAATCACTTCTGACAAATGCCGCCGATCATCCTTTTCACCTAACCATGGTTTTTTGTTCACTTCATCCATAGTGAAGTTTTCAAATGCTATGGCCTCGCCTTTCGTCGCAAACTGCTTGCGCACACGTTTACCATCACGCCCGCTTGGGTAGCATTCACACAACCATTTTCCGTTAGGCTGTTTTCTAATTGTCATATCAAAGGCTCTTAATGATTTTCAAGGCGTGTCCTACTATCTCGATATCATCTAGGCTGCACTCAAAAGATGATTCATCTTGATGCACTACTAATCTGTTTCCTGGTAAACGGGTTAACTTCACTATGCTTTTTATTCCGTCAATATCAACCAGCCATATTCCGTTTACTGGTGGTGTTTGGCTGCGATCAACTAAGTAAGAATCACCACTGGTACTGACTAAAAGTAAGTTGCTGTAGCTGGAGGGGAGCAGGCTGCTGTCAATGATTGCTTTCCCTGTATCAGTCAACGAGCCACTAACAAGCGTCGCTTTATCAATTTCGGGAGAGACAAGGTCAGAAAGGTGTTTAACTTTGCCGGAGTTCACGAAATTGATATCTTTTTTTGTGTCAATATTTGAACTTGGCTCACCTTGCCCGGTGGTTAGCCAAAGTAAAGAAACTCCCGTTTCAAGAGCACACTGGATTACCCATTCTGCAGGAAAGCTGTCCCTTAAGTATCTGTTTGCCATAGTACTTTTAGATGCACCGAGATGGTCACAAAGTTGCTGCCTCGACTTGAAATCGTAGGCTGCCATTAGCCTATGAATAGCTTCTTTACCTCCAGTATTCTCTCCTGCTTTTACCTGTATCATTTTTTAATCCTATTGACGTATCAATTATTGGATCGTAGTATCTTTTCGTATCAACACTTGAATCATATAAAACAAGATAAAACGACGTAAACCAAACCTTAATCGAGAGATACTGCACTATGAGCACTGATATTTCAATTCGTGTACCAAAAGTGATAGCGACGCCAGCCGAATTCGCTGAGTGGGAGGGGTACTCCCGTGGCTCGGTTTATCAAATGATTCATAACGGAAAACTGGCTAAGTACATTGAAAAGAAAGAAAAAAATAAAGGTCGCGTATTCATTCTTTACCTCAAATATAAACAAGAGCAGGCACGTAAGAACATGGAGCATTCAGCCTTCAACTACAACGTTGTTGTTGGTTAAGAAGTTCAATTATGGGAACTTTTGAAGGGGCTAACATGTTTGATTATAAGATTTCCAAACATCCGCACTTTGACGAAGCCTGTAGGGCTTTTGCGCTGCGTCACAACATGGCGAAGCTGGCAGAACGTGCGGGAATGAACGTCCAGACGCTGCGTAACAAACTGAACCCGGAGCAACCGCATCAGCTCACGCCGTCGGAAATCTGGCTGCTTACCGATCTTACTGAGGACTCCACGCTGGTTGACGGTTTTCTGGCTCAGATTCACTGCCTGCCATGCGTACCGATGAACGAAGTGGCAAAAGAGAAGCTGCCGCATTACGTCATGAGCGCTACTGCTGAAATAGGACGTGTTGCTGCCAGTGCCGTATCGGGTGATGTGAAAACCACCGCAGGCCGCCGCGATGTTATCAGCAGCATTAACTCTGTTACTCGTCTGATGGCACTGGCTGCCGTTTCGATGCAGGCGCGTTTACAGGCTAACCCGGCAATGGCAAGCGCGGTGGATACCGTGACGGGTCTCGGCGCTTCGTTCGGTCTGATCTGAGGTGGTTATGCTGACTAAAGAACCATCTTTCGCGTCATTTCTCATAAAGCAAAGCCCGGCAATGCACTACGGTCACGGCTGGATCATGGGGAAGGATGGCAAACGCTGGCACCCGTGCCGCTCTCAGGATGAACTGCTGGCTGACCTGTCCACAACCAAACAGGGGAAATCATGGCTATTGAAGGCGCTACGGCGACTGTTCCATTAAGCCCCGGTGAACGCCTGGACGGACTGAACCATATTGCGGAGTTGAGGGCTAAAGTGTTTGGTCTGAATATTGAGCCGGAGCTTGAAAGGTTTATTAAAGATATGCGCGATCCACGCGACGTAAATAATAAACAGAATGAGCGGGCACTGGCAGCCATTTTTTATATGGCAAAAATTCCGGCAGAACGTCACGGCGTCAATATTAGTGATCTGACTACTGACGAAAAGCGGGAACTGGTGAAAGCAATGAATCATTTTCGTGCAGTGGTGAGCTTATTTCCCAAACGGCTAACCATGCCGAATTAATCAACAACAGAAATTAATGGCGTAAACCCGCCGGGCTTCTTATTGCCCAAATTCAGGAGAAACAACTATGCGAAATATTGAAACCCGTACCACTAAAACCGGACCAGATGATGCTGGACTCAACCTGCTGCTGACTGAGGCACGCAAAGAAGAACGCCGGGGACGCGCAGATGTGATGGCTGCGCGTCTGGATTCTTTAGCTGCTCGTATCGTGTCACGTCAGCTTAACCACACGGAAGCTGCTGAGCTGCTGCGTCAGGAAGCTGTGAAGATTCAGAACGAAGCGCAGGAGATCCACTGATGGCTGATTCAATGGACATCGTACAGCAGCGCGTTGAAGAAGAACGCCAGCGCCACATCCACACCGCCCGCAATAAAACGCCGGGCGTTTCCCGTGTTCTCTGCATTGATTGCGATGCGCCGATCCCGCCAGCTCGCCGTCGCGCCATTCCGGGCGTGCAGTGCTGCGTCACTTGTCAGGAAATTTCAGAGCTTAAAGGCAAACATTACAACGGAGGAGCTGTATGAATATCAAACTTCACACTTTAAAGATTGCCCCTAAATATCTTAATGACGTTGTGGCTGGGCAAAAGAAAGCTGAATTAAGAAAGGATGATGATCGCGGTTATAAAGCTGGTGATGTTCTGGTCCTGTGCGAGTGGAAGCATGGGAAATATACAGGGCGTGAGTGGACCGCAGTAGTAACGCATGTGCTGCCGGTTCGTGAGGTTATGAACGATTCAGATAATTGGGTGATGCTTTCTATTCGTTCATTGCATCCTGTGGATGCGATGCTTTACGTGCTTTCAGGTGGTGAATTATGAGCACAATCCTGAAATGGGCGGGAAATAAAACCGCTATTATGCCGGAACTGATTAAGCACCTTCCTGCTGGTCCGCGACTGGTTGAACCTTTCGCGGGTTCCTGCGCTGTGATGATGGCGACAGACTATCCTTATTATCTTGTCGCGGATATTAATCCAGACCTGATAAATCTTTATAAGCATATTGCATTTGACTGCGATAAATTCATTTCAAATGCAAAAGGATTCTTTGCCAGCACAAATAACTCAGAGTCTTATTACAACATCCGTCAGGATTTTAATTATTCTGCTGAAACCACCGATTTCTGGAAAGCTGTATTTTTCCTTTATCTTAATCGCCATGGTTATCGTGGACTGTGCCGCTATAACCTGAGCGGTCATTTTAATGTCCCTTACGGTAATTATAAAAATCCGTATTTTCCTGAAAGTGAAATACGCGCTTTTGCAGAAAAGGCTCAACGCGCAACGTTTATCTGCGCCAGCTATGATGAAACACTGGCGCTGCTGCAGGCTGGTGATGTTGTTTATTGTGATCCGCCATACGATGGCACATTTAGCGGTTATCACACTGCCGGTTTTACAGAAGACGATCAGTATCATCTGGCGTCTATTCTTGAGCGCCGGTCATCAGAAGGTCATCCGGTTATCGTGTCCAACAGCGACACGTCCCTGACCCGTTCGCTTTATCGTAATTTTACCCGCCATCGCATCACTGCAAAGCGCAGCATGGGGGTGGCTGCCGGTGAGAGTAAATCTGCAGCAGAAATCATCGCCACAAAATCAGCAGGCTGGTTTGGTGTCGATTTGGCGTCCGGTCCAGATATCTCGGTGGAAACTGAGGTGCGGGCGTGGCAGTGAGTAAATTCACATTACATAATGCACCAACCACCGGCGGCTCGAATGAGGCCGCCGTGGCCTTTTCATGGAGTAACCCCAAAAAAGCGGTTAACCCATATCTGGACCCGGCGGAAGTTGCGCCGGAGTCTGCGCTTTCAAACCTGATCGCTCTTTACGCTGCGGATAACGAGCAGGAGCAGCTGCGCCGTGAGGCGCTGAGCGATGAGGTCTGGGAACGCTATTTCTTCAATGAATCCCGTGATCCTGTCCAGCGCGAAATGGAGCAGGACCGGCTGATTAGTCGTGCCAAAATGGCGCGCGAGCAGCAGTGTTTTAATCCCGATCTGGTCATTCTGGCTGACGTTAACGCCATGCCGTCCCATATCAGCAAGCCTCTGCTGGAGCGGATTAAATATTTCCATAGTCTGGGCAGAGCAAAAGCCTATTCCCGCTACCTGCGCGAAACGATCAGGCCGTGTCTTGAGCGGCTGGAGCGCGTGCGTGACAGTCAGGTGTCTGCCTCTTTCCGGTTCATGGCGAGCCATGACGGGCTGGAGGGGCTTCTGGTACTGCCTGAAATGAATCAGGATCAGGTTAAGCGCCTTTCCACACTGGTTGCGGCACATATGAGCATGTGTCTTGATGCGGCCTGCGGTGATCTGTTTGTCAGCGATGATGTTAAACCAGAAGAAATCCGCCAGGCATGGGAAAGGGTTGCCGCAGAGGCGATGCGCCTTGAGGTCACCCCGCCTGCCTTTGAGAAGTTACGCCGCAAAAAGCGCCGCCGCAAGCCGGTGCCCTATGAACTGATCCCACCGTCGCTGGCGCGTATGCTGTGCGCGGACTGGTGGTATCGCAAATTGTGGCAGATGCGCTGCGAGTGGCGGGAGGAACAACTGCGCGCCGTCTGCCTGGTAAACAAAAAAGCATCACCGTATGTCAGCTACGAAGCCGTGATCCACAAACGCGAGCAGCGCCGCAAATCGCTGGAGTTTTTCCGCTCGCATGAGCTGGTCAACGAGGACGGCGACACGCTGGACATGGAAGACGTGGTGAACGCCAGCAACAGCAACCCGGCACACCGCCGTAATGAAATGATGGCCTGTGTTAAGGGGCTGGAGCTGATCGCGGAAATGCGCGGAGACTGCGCGGTGTTTTATACCATCACCTGCCCGTCACGCTTCCACGCAACCCTCAACAACGGCAGACCTAATCCGAAGTGGACCAGTGCCACTGTCCGGCAGAGCAGTGACTATCTGGTTGATACGTTCGCCGCTTTCCGCAAGGCAATGCACAAGGCCGGGCTGCGCTGGTATGGCGTCCGGGTGGCAGAGCCGCACCATGACGGCACCGTGCACTGGCACCTGCTGTGCTTCATGCGCAAAAAAGACCGCCGCTCCATCACCGCGCTGCTGCGCAAGTTTGCCATCCGTGAAGACCGCGAGGAGCTGGGCACCAATACAGGGCCGCGCTTCAAGTCCGAGCTTATCAACCCGTGCAAGGGCACGCCGACCAGCTATATCGCTAAATACATCAGCAAAAACATCGACGGGCGCGGGCTGGCTAAAGAAATCAGCAAAGAAACCGGCAGATCACTGCGTGATAGCGCCGAGCATGTCAGCGCCTGGGCGTCACTGCACCGTGTCCAGCAATTTCGTTTCTTTGGTATTCCGGGGCGTCAGGCATACCGCGAGCTGCGCTTGCTGGCTGGTCAGGCGGCGAGAGTGCAGGGCGAACGCAAAGCAGGTGCGCCGGTACTGGATAATCCACGTCTGGATGCGGTACTTGCGGCGGCTGATGCGGGCTGCTTTGCCACCTACATAATGAAGCAGGGCGGTGTGCTGGTTCCCCGTAAACATCACCTTGTCCGCACGGCATATGAACTTAACGACGAACCGAGCGCCTACGGCGATCACGGTATCCGTATCTATGGCATCTGGTCCCCGATTGCAGAGGGCAAGATTTGCACGCACGCGGTGAAGTGGAAAAAGGTTCGTAAGGCCGTTGACGTTCAGGAGGCGGTAGCCGACCAGGGCGCTTGCGCCCCTTGGACTCGTGGCAATAACTGTCCCCCTGTTGAAAATCTGAACAAATCAGGGGGTGATTTACCCGATATTAAAACCATGGATGAGAAGGAGCTGCAGGAATATCTCCACAACATGGGCCAGAAGGAACGGCGGGAGCTGACAGCCAGGCTAAGGCTGGTAAAACCGAAACGGAAAAAAGCATATAAACAGACTATTTCGGATCAGCAGCGCCTGCAGCTTGAGGCAGAACTGAGTTCCAGAGGGTTCGATGGTAGCGAGTCAGAGATTGACCTGCTTCTGCGCGGCGGCAGTATTCCGTCAGGTGGCGGGCTGCGTATTTTTTACCGCAACCACCGCCTGCAGGAGGATGACAAATGGCGTCAGTGGTACTGATGCCGCAGCTTTAACAATTCTTGCTCTTATTGATCCGCATCAGAGCGATCTAATTGACAGATAAAAAACGGTTTACATTCACAATTTCCTACTATACTGTAATTATAAACAGTGGATATATATACAGTTGTTGTGTATCCGAGGTAGTGATAGGAGGGAAAATGCAGGATTATCTTTTGGAGTCATTGAAGCTCCAGCGCATTGATTTTTTTATCAAGCTTGTAGCGGCTAGTGAGTGCAGCGACGAAGAAAAGCGGCTGGCTATCCAGTGGGTGTCCGAACTGACCGACGAGCTGATGGCTAAAATCCGCAGCCATGAATACTGCCGGTCGATGGACGTAACAAGTTAAGGGGAATCTGTATGCGCATTGAAATAATGATCGATAAAGAGCAGAAGATTAGCCAGGCTACACTGGACGCCCTTGAATCCGAGCTTTACCGTAATTTGCGCCCTCTGTATCCCAAAACAGCAATTCGTATCCGTAAGGGCAGCGCCAACGGCGTTGAGCTGAGCGGGTTAAAACTGGATGAAGACAAAAAGCGAGTGATGGAAATAATGCAGCAGGTCTGGGAGGACGACAGCTGGTTACATTAGCGAACGTTGCGGACGATAAAAATGGTTTTTACCGTCCGCAAGGTTGAACAACGAGCTATGCGAGGCGTTAGTGCTGTTGTGCATGTCTATGCCGCATGAAATCGCATGATCGTTTGAGGATCGTTTTTGCTGAGGCCCGCCAGAACTGGCGGGCTTTTGCTTATGTCATGCAGGTGCATGAAAACCACTACACAAAGCGGGCAGGCGTGGCGGGGATACGAGCGCGCGCAACGGGGTGAAATGTGAAAATCCGTCGCAACCTCCGGCACGCTGGCGGCTTCAATCGGTGAGGGTGAGGGAGTGGCAGCAAAAAAGAAGCGCCCCGCAGAATGCTGCCGGGGCGCTGTGAGAGGCGGTCTTGTTGTCGTGGTGCGGTGGGTCAGTCGTTGCGCTTGTCTTCTGTCAGTCCCAGCGTGTACGGCTCAAAGCGGATCACTTCTTCGCCAAGCCAGTCGTTAAGCTCCTGCAGTCGCTTCTGCAGCGGCATCAGCTCGTTGCGGACAAAGACGCGGCTGGCCTTTTCCACATCACCAAAGCCGCCGGTATTGTTGGGAATAATGCCCATCATCTGCGGCGGTACGCGGTGCGCTGCCATCATGTCATCGCGGCTCACGTTCTTGATGTTCAGAAACTCATCTTTCGCCGCAACCTCTGATAACGGGATGATCTGGATGCCGTCCTTTTTGCCGTTGGGTGAATACATAAACAGGTTGCGGAAGTTGCCCGGCCCTTTGGCGCTTTTCATTGCCTGGCGGATATTGTTCACGTCCTCCTGATTCTGTGCTGCGTCGGTCATGTACATGATGAAACCCGCGTGGCTGCCGTTGATGTAATACTTCCGGCGGAACAGCGTTGCGGACTCGTTGAGCAGGGTAGACGGAATGGCAGAGAGATAGCCGGGCAGCCCGTAAATCTCCTGGTTAATATCCGGCTCCAGCAGATGAAAGATGCTGCCTTGCGTAAATTCATAGGGCTGCGTGGTCAGGCCATACTGCACAAACCAGTAGGTGTCGAGATCCACGCCGCGCCGTGTGTACTTCGCCAGTGCTGGCTCCAGCGAGAGAACGCCGCCGAGTCGGTTGGTGCGCTTTTCCAGATAGGCGTTGCCGAACACCAGATAGTCCTGGACGAAACGGGCAAAAGCCTGCTGGCTGAGCAGGCGGTTCGGGATGTAGGTACTGCTGAGAATGTCACGCTTTACGGCAATCGGTGAGCTGTGATGCACAGCAGCGCGATAGGTCCGCGCCAGTCCGTCAAAGCTTACTGGCGGCTCATACCAGCGGTCCATCTGCACGCATTCCACGTAGTCCAGCAATTCGCGTCGGTCTAACACCGGCACCGGGTCGCCAAAGCTGAACGCCTCCGCCACCGCGCCGCCTGATTTGGCGTTGTGATCTAACGCTGTGCGGTTGTTCTTGTTTTTACGTTTGCTCATGCCGCCTGCTCCTTGTCAGCCTGGGGCCATTCGCACATAAACAGCATTTTCCAGTCCTCTGCTGATAATTCTTTTTTCATGTAATTCAGCCATTCATCATCAAAGAGCGCGGCTCCGGTTGCGAGCGTTGCCCCGGATGCTGCAGCGTCATCAGCGGTAAAGGTCATGCAGGTAGTGCTGTTGCGGGCAATCAGCTTTTTGTATTCCTGCCATGCCTCCGGGTTGCGGCTTGGGGTGGTGTAGTAGGTAGCGTGATAGCGCGCGTGCATGGACAGGCTTTTGGCGAGCGCAATCATATTTTTTGGGGAGTCAGCCCAGGCGTACTCTGACACGTAGACGTTTCCATGGAGCGCGGCGGCGAGACTTTCCGGCCCGATAAAATAAATAACCGCACCGTTTGGTAGTTCAAGATGCGCTTTACCTGATTTTATTTTCCCAAGATGCGTCCAGGCTGCGGCCTCACCTAAAAAAGCTGACATATAGTTTTTGACTGTCAGGGCTGATGCCGGATTGCAGCCCAGAAAAATCTGGTTGCGTCCGGTATGCAGTGCATCGTTCAGGGCTTCGTATGCAAAAAAGAAATCCGCGCCAGCCTGACGCATTTTTGTTAGCACGCGGTTTCTGCTGCGTGCGCCGCTGTTCCATTCATGCTGGTAAGCAAAGAAAGGGCGATCTACAGGCAGGCTGGCGGTAGTCATGAGGTTAGTTGGGGTTGAGTGCATCAGAAAATCTCCACAATGTTGCTGGTATTGGCGGCTTCGCCCTGCAGCGGTTCGTTAAACAGTGCGTGCATCGTTGCCCAGGCCAAATCTGCGTGGCTGGCTTCTTCGCTGCGGCTAGCTTCGTAGGTAGGGCGGTTGCCGCTGGCGGTAGTGGCGCGGCGGATAGCCATAAAGGACTGCGCAATGTCGGTGTGTCCTGCGTCAAACTCCAGACGGCGGTGGCTGATAATGTCGTATGCCTTGAGCACCAGGGCGTTTTTGACGTTAGGGTTGTAGACAAACTCCCGCACGGCAGGAAAGAACGCTTTCACGTTCTCGTAGACACCGTGACCGACGCCGGTTGAGTCGATGCCGATATAGGTCACGTTGTACTGCTGCGTCAGTTGTTTAATGGCGTCAGCCTGGGCGCGGAAATCCATCCCGCGCCACTGGTGTCGCTCAAGAATGCGGAATTTACCGCCCGGTACAGTTGGCGGTGCCACCACCACGCACCCGGCGCTGTCACCGTTCTGCGTGCCTTTCGCCGGGTCGTATCCGATCCAGACTTCGCGCCAGCCAAACGGGCGCAGCGCCAGCGCCTGAAAATCGGACCAGACTTCCCAGCTGTCCACCATGCACGCCTGCAGCTCGCTGAGCGGGAACACTGACGCCAGATCGTCAATAAATTCGCACATCAGCAGGTTCTGGTATTCGTCCGGGCTGTACTCCATGCGCAGCTGGTCCAGGTCGAACAGATTACAGCCGCCGCGCACCGCATCCTCCACGGTGACGATCTGGCGATACTGTCCGTCCGGGCAGAGCACGCCGCGCGCAAGGTTGCTGTGGGTCAGGTCAATATCCACCTTGTCTGCTTTGGCGCGGCCCCGGTTGAACAGCGCGCCGGACCAGAACGGATAGGCGCTGTGGGTCAGGCTGGACGGCGTGGAGAAGTAGGTTTGTCGCCATTTCTTGTGAATGGCCATGCCGGAGGCAACCTTGCGCAGCTCCTGGAATTTCGGTATCCAGAAATATTCATCCAGGTACAGATTGCCGTGGTAGCTCTGCGCCGTACGGGCGTTGGTGCCGAGGAAGTACAGGCACGCGCCGTTGCTGAGCGTCATCGGGTCGCCTTTCAGCTCAACATCCACCTCTTTTGCAAAGTCGATGATGTACTGCTTGAAGACGTGCGCCTGCGCTTTACTGGCTGATAGAAAAATCTGGTTGCGCCCGGTGGTGATGGCGTCAATCAGCGCTTCACGGGCAAAAAAGTATGTTGCCCCGATCTGGCGTGATTTAAGCAGGTTGCGAATGCGGTGTTTTATGCCTGCCTGCCACCAGTGGCGTTGATATTCAAACATGCCGTTGCGGAAGATTTCTTCCAGCTTTTCGGTCTGTTCATCAGTGAAAACATTCTTTTCGGGTTGGCGACGTGGCCCTTTGTTACGGTTGGCAACGTTCGGGTTTAAGTCAGCTTCGTTCCCGCCATCGTTAAATTTACCGATCCGGGCGTGGCGCTCTGACTGGCGCGCCAGCAGGTCAATTTCCTTGAAGTCTTTCCCTTCTTTCTGCTCCTTCATGATGAGCTGGCAGTAACGTGCGGCGGTGGTGAGCTGCATCTGATCCAGCGGCCCATAGTCGCCCCATTTGTCGCGCTTCTTCCAGCTGTGAACGGTTGCAACTTTCTCTCCCAGCATTTCAGCAATGCGGGCTACGCGGTATCCCTGAAAGTACAGCAGCATGGCCTGCCGACGGGGATCGAGGTCTGCGGGGGTCAGTGTCGTGTTCATGGCCCAAACATACGGCCTTGCCTGACGGCTTTCCCCGGCTGCGGTTTGTGTGGTTTACCGTACAAGTGCCGCGCGTTGTTTCGCTCCCCCCATCACCGCAAACATAAGGCTCCAGTAAGTTATTTCTAACGGAGCACGGCTCATGACAGTAAAAGCAAAGCGTTTCCGTATCGGGGTGGAAGGTGCCACCACTGACGGGCGCGAAATCCAGCGTGAATGGCTGGTACAAATGGCTGCCAGCTACAACCCGACGGTCTATACCGCGCTGATTAACCTTGAGCACATCAAATCTTATCTGCCGGACAGCACCTTTAACCGCTACGGCAGGGTGACGGGGCTGGTTGCAGAAGAAATCAAGGACGGGCCGCTGGCGGGCAAGATGGCGCTTTATGCCGATATCGAACCGACGGACGCCCTGGTGGAACTGGTGAAGAAAGGCCAGAAGCTTTTCACCTCCATGGAGGTCAGCACGAAGTTTGCCGACACCGGCAAAGCATACCTTGTGGGGCTGGGTGCGACGGACGATCCGGCGAGCCTTGGCACCGAAATGCTGGCATTCAGCGCCAGCGCCGCGCATAACCCGCTGGCGAACCGTAAGCAGAACCCTGAAAACCTGTTTTCGGAAGCGGTTGAAACGCTGATCGAACTGGAAGAAGCCCAGGACGAAAAGCCGTCCCTCTTTGCCCGCGTCACCGCGCTGTTCACCAAAAAAGAGCAGACCGATGAGGCGCGTTTCTCCGACGTGCATAAAGCCGTGGAACTGGTCGCCACCGAGCAGCAGAACCTGAGCGAGCGCACGGATAAATCCCTGACCGAACAGGACAAGCGCCTTTCTGAGCTGGAGTCCTCCCTGCAGGAGCAGCAGGCCGCCTTTGCCGAACTTGAGCAGAAGCTGAGCAGCGAAGACAGCCGTAAAGACTACCGCCAGCGCGCGCCGGGCGGTGACGCACCGGCAGGAACCCTGACCAATTGCTGATGGAGCATAAAACCCGATGAAAAAGAAAACCCGCTTTGCCTTTAACGCTTACCTGCAGCAGCTGGCGCGCCTGAACGGTGTGGAGGTGGAAGAACTCTCCAGTAAGTTCACTGTGGAGCCGTCCGTGCAGCAGACGCTGGAAGACCAGATCCAGCAGTCCGCCGCTTTCCTGACACTGGTTAACATCACGCCGGTCACTGAGCAGTCCGGGCAGTTGCTGGGGCTGGGCGTTGGCAGCACCATTGCCGGAACCACCGATACCACCACCAAAGAGCGCGAGCCTACCGATCCGACGCTGATGGAAGACGTGGAATACAAATGCGAGCAGACCAACTTTGATACGGTACTGACCTACGCAAAACTGGACCTGTGGGCGAAATTCCAGGACTTCCAGGTGCGTATCCGCAACGCCATCGTCAAGCGTCAGGCGCTGGACCGCATCATGATCGGCTTTAACGGCGTGAAGCGCGCCAAAACCTCCAATCGTGCTGAAAACCCGCTGCTGCAGGACGTCAATAAAGGCTGGCTGCAGAAAATCCGCGAAGACGCGCCGGATCATGTTATGGGCAGCAAAACCGCAGAAGACGGCACCACTACTGCGGAACCGGTAAAAGTAGGTCCGGGTGGTAAGTATGTAAATCTTGACGCGGTGGTCATGGATACCGTCAACGAGCTGATCGATGTGGAGTATCAGGATGATGACGAGCTGGTTGTTGTCTGCGGACGTGAACTGCTGTCTGACAAGTATTTCCCGCTGGTCAACAAAGAGCAGGACAACAGCGAGAAAATCGCCGCTGATCTGATCATCAGCCAGAAACGCATGGGCGGCCTGCAGGCTGTGCGCGCGCCTTTCTTCCCGGCAAATGCCCTGCTGATCACCCGTCTGGATAACCTGTCCATCTACTGGCAGGAAGACACCCGCCGCCGTTCTGTTATCGACAACCCGAAACGTGACCGGATTGAAAACTTTGAATCCGTCAACGAGGCGTATGTGGTCGAGGACTACCGCTGCGCGGCGCTGGTTGAAAACATTGAAATCGGTGATTTCAGCGCGCCTGCCGCACCGGAAGGTGGGGAATAACGCATGAGCCTGAGTCCCGCACGGCAGCACCGCCTGCGCATTCAGGCTGAACAGGCCGCCCGTGAGGGCGGCAGTGTTCGCCATGCGTCGGGCTATGACCTGATGCTGCTGCAGCTGGCAGAAGACCGCCGCCGCCTCAAGGGCGTCCAGTCCACGGTGAAAAAGGCGGAAATCAAGGTGGAACTGCTGCCGAAATATTCCGCCTGGGCGGAGGGCGTGCTGGCTGCCGGAGGTGCGCAGCAGGATGACGTGCTGATGTACGTGATGCTGTGGCGTATCGACGCCGGTGATTATGCCGGTGCGCTGGAAATCGGGCGTCATGCGCTCCGCCATGGCTGGGTGATGCCGCTGGGCAACCGTAACGTGCAGACAGTGCTGGCAGAAGAAATGGCAGACGCGGCGCAAAGCGCCCTGCTTGCCGCTGCTGGTTTTGATGCCGATCTGCTCCTGCAGACGCTGGACCTGACAACCGATCTGGATATGCCGGACCAGTCGCGGGCGCGCCTGCATAAAGCCATCGGTGCTGTACTGAGCGAAAGCAGCCCGGCATCTGCCCTGAATCACCTTACCCATGCGCTGCAGCTCGATCCCCGCTGCGGTGTGAAAAAAGAAAAGCAGCAGCTGGAGCGCAGACTGCGCAATGACAGCCGCTAAAGAACGTGCCCCGCGCACGAGCGGCACGGGGTGGCGAAAGGCACTGCCACATCAAAACCCCGTCCACCGCCCACTTATTCAGGAGAAAGCCGCATGAAGTTTGTTGCGCCCGAACAGGCACCGGAACAGGCGGAGGTCATCAAAAATACGCCGTTCTGGCCTGATGTGGACCTGTCGGAGTTTCGCAGTGTGATGCGCACTGACGGCACGGTGACGCAGCCGCGTTTAAAGCAGGTCGTGCTGATGGCGATCTCTGAGGTTAACGCTGAGCTGTTCGACTTCCGCAACCGTCAGCAGATGCTTGGCTGGCGGACACTTGCTGAGGTTCCTGCAGAAATGCTGGACGGTAAAAGCGAGCGTATCCAGCACTACCACAACGCCGTTTTTTGCTGGGCGCGCGCCGTGCTCAATGAGCGTTATCAGGACTATGACGCCACGGCGTCAGGCGTGAAGCGAGGGGAGGAGCTGGCGGAGGCCAGCGGCGATCTGTGGCGTGATGCCCGCTGGGCCATCAGCCGGGTGCAGGATGCGCCGCACTGTACGGTGGAGCTTATCTGATGAAAGTGCGTGCGCATCAGTATGACACGGTGGACGCGCTTTGCTGGCGTCATTACGGGCGCACGCAGGGTGTCACTGAGCAGGTTCTGCAGGCAAATCCGGGGCTGGCTGAGTACGGCCCATTTTTACCGCACGGGCTGCAGGTGGAAATGCCGGACATTACGGCGTCAACCACGGCGCAGACCGTCCAGCTATGGGACTGAATTATGACGCTTGAACGAATCAGCGCCTTTATCACTTACTGCATCGCCGTGCTGCTGGCATGGCTGGGCGATCTGTCGCTCAAGGATGCGTCAACGGTTGGCGGCGTACTGATTGGTGTGCTGATGCTGGCTATCAACTGGTACTACAAACACCAGTCTTTCAAATTGTTACGTGGCGGCAAGATTTCGCGGGGGGAATATGAATCCTTCAATCGTTAAGCGCTGCCTTGTCGGGGCGGTGCTGGCTATCGCCGCCACGCTGCCCGGATTTCAGTCGCTTCATACCTCCGTTGAGGGGCTGAAATTGATCGCCGATTACGAGGGATGCCGCCTGCAGCCTTATCAGTGCAGCGCGGGCGTGTGGACTGACGGGATCGGTAATACGTCCGGTGTGGTGCCGGGAAAAACCATAACGGAACGGCAGGCGGCGCAGGGACTTATCACCAACGTGCTGCGCGTGGAGCGGGCGCTGGATAAATGTGTGGTACAGCCGATGCCGCAAAAGGTCTATGACGCGGTGGTGTCGTTTGCTTTCAACGTGGGCACCGGCAACGCCTGCAGCTCCACGCTGGTTAAGTTGCTGAACCAGCGGCGCTGGGCGGATGCCTGCCATCAGCTGCCGCGCTGGGTATATGTCAAAGGTGTGTTTAATCAGGGGCTGGACAACCGCCGCGCGCGGGAAATGGCCTGGTGCTTAAAAGGAGCATAACGGAATGAAAAAGAAAGTCATGAGCGTTTTTTTCCAGCTGGCATGGGCTGCGCTGTTGGTTATCAGTCTGCTGTATCCGCGCAGCGGTGCGCCGGTTCTGGTTGGTGCGTCTGTCTGGGTGTCATGCTTCCTCGCCTGGCTGCTTGCTGCGCTGTGCGCTGTCGGGTGGTTCGCCGGAGATCGGGCGCGCGATGAGGTCAGGGCGGCATTGCTGAAATTCAGGGTGCACCCCGTAAAACCCGTGCGCACATGGGTAATCAGGCTGCTTATTGTTCTGTGCCTGGCGTTTTCGGGATGGGTGATCACCCTGGTGTTTTACCTGCTGACGCTGGTTTTGTATCAGATTGCCCGCGCGCAGCTTCATGAGCCGATGGCAGCCTGATGCGTGCGCTGGCGGTAGTGCTGGCGCTGGCGCTTGCGGCGCTGGGCTGGCAGTCATGGCGGCTTAACAATGCCAGCCACACCATCGAGACGCAGGGTGCGGCGCTGAAAAGCAAAACGCATGAGCTGATGAAGAAAAACAGCCAGCTGATCGGCCTGTCCATTCTGACCGAAATCAACAGCCGGGAGCAGACGCGGCTTTATGCGGCAGCGGAGCAGACCACCGCACTGTTGCGAAGTCGCCAGCGCCGGATCGAGGAGCTAAAACGTGAAAACGAGGATTTACGCCGCTGGGCTGACACTCCTTTGCCTGCTGACATTATCCGGCTGCGGGACCGCCCGGCCCTCGCCGGAGGTGCAGCTTACCGTGAGTGGCTGTCCCAGAGTGACGCAGTGCCGCCTGGAAAGGTCAGCGCCGCGCAGTAACGGCGATCTGAATGCGGTGCTGGATGAAACCGAGGCCGCCTGGGCGGTCTGTGCTGACAAAGTGGACACGATTATTGCGTGTCAGGAGCGAGACAGTGAACAAACCGCAGTCCTTACGCAGCGCCCTGAATAAAGCGGTTGCCTATGTCCGCGACAACCCGGACAAACTGCACCTTTTCGTTGATAACGGCTCACTAGTGGCAACAGGAGCCAGCTCCATGTCATGGGAATACCGCTACACCCTGAACGTGGTGATCGAGGATTTCAGCGGCGACCAGAATTTGCTGATGGCTCCAGTCCTGCTGTGGCTCAGTACCAGCCAGCCGGACGCCATCAACAACCCGGATCTGCGCGAAAAACTGTTCACCTTTGAAGTGGATATCCTGCGCAACGATGTTTGCGATATCAGCCTGAACCTGCAACTGACGGAGCGCGTGCTGGTCAGCACTGATGGCAGCGTGTCGAGCGTTGAAGCGGTGCCGGAGCCGGACGAACCTGAAGAAATGTGGACGGTGAAACGTGGATGAGCTGCAGAGGGTGGATGACTGGCTGACAGCGCTGCTGGCAAATCTGGAGCCTGCCGCACGCAACCGTATGATGCGGCAGCTGGCGCAACAGCTGCGCCGGACGCAGCAGCAGAATATCAGGCTGCAGCGCAATCCTGACGGCAGCGGATATGAGCCGCGCCGGGTGACAGCCCGCAGTAAGAAGGGTCGCATCAAACGCCAGATGTTTGCAAAGCTTCGCACCACGAAATACCTGAAAACTGCCGCCAGTGCGGACTCCGCCAGCGTGCAGTTTGATGGCAAGGTGCAGCGCATTGCCCGTGTTCACCATTACGGCCTGCGGGATCGCGTCAGCCGAAAAGGTCCGGAGGTCCGCTACGCAGAGCGCCGCCTTTTGGGTGTGAATGATGAGGTGGAAACCATCACCCGTGACACTTTGCTGCGCTGGCTGGCGGGGTGATCTTTGTGCCACCGCTGGCACAAGCCCCCGCGCTGCCTCCCTTTTCCCTCTGATGGCAACCTTTCGTTATGAATGCACAACTGACCGAAATTATGCGCCTTATCACCAACCTGATCCGCACCGGCACCGTGACCGAAGTGGACCGGGAAAACTGGCTGTGCCGGGTGAGAGTGGGCGAGCTTGAAACCAACTGGATTAACTGGCTGACGCTGCGTGCCGGTGGTGCCCGTACATGGTGGTGTCCGTCGCCGGATGAGCAGGTGGTGGTGCTGAGTATGGGCGGCAATCTGGAAACCGCTTTTGTGCTGCCCGCCATCTACTCCAGTCAGTTTGCGCCGCCGTCGGATTCCGTGGACGGCTGCGTGACGGAGTACCCGGACGGGGGCTGGTTTGAGTATGAACCCGCCACCGGGCGGTGGTATGTCCGGGGTATCAAATCCATGGTGATCGAGGCGGCGGACAATATCACCCTCAAAACCGGTGAGTTTGTGGTGGAGGCTGACACCACGCGCATTAACAGCGAGGTGGTGATCAATGGCGGCGTCACCCAGGGCGGCGGCGCGATGAGTTCCAACGGGATCGTGGTGGATAAACACGGTCACACCGGCGTGAAGTCCGGCGGTGATACGTCAGGAGGCCCGGTATGACGCTGTATATCGGCATGAGCCAGGGCAACGGCAAGGCCATTACTGATACGGACCATCTGCGCCAGTCAGTGCGGGATATTCTGCTGACCCCGCAGGGCAGCCGAATTGCCCGCCGGGAATATGGTTCCCTGCTGTCCGCCCTGATTGACCAGCCGCAGAACCCGGCGCTGCGCCTGCAGGTCATGTCTGCAGTCTATGTGGCGCTGAGCCGCTGGGAGCCACGGCTTACGCTGGATTCCATCACCATCAGCAGCAATTTTGACGGCTCTATGGTGGTGGAGCTTACCGGGCAGCGCAATAACGGCGCGCCGGTTTCCCTTTCGATATCTACAGGAGCAGACAATGGCAGTGATTGACCTTTCCCAGCTGCCCGCGCCGCAGATAGTGGACGTGCCGGATTTTGAGACGCTACTGGCTGAGCGTAAGGCCGCCTTTGTGGCTCTTTATCCGGCGGATGAACAGGAGGCAGTTATGCGCACATTAACACTTGAGTCAGAACCCCTAACCAAGCTGCTGCAGGAAAGCACCTACCGCGAAATCCTTTTGCGCCAGCGTATTAACGAGGCCGCGCAGGCGGTCATGGTGGCGTATGCCATTGGCGGCGATCTCGATCAGCTGGCTGCCAACTACAACGTGAAACGCCTGACGGTAACGCCGGCCGACAACGACGCGGTGCCGCCGGTTGCGGCCGTCATGGAAAGTGATGATGCGCTGCGCCTGCGTGTTCCGGCTGCATTTGAGGGATTGTCCGTTGCGGGACCGACGGCGGCCTATGAGTTTCACGCCAAAAGCGCGGACGGGCGCGTGGCAGATGCCAGCGCAACCAGCCCGGAACCGGCTGAGGTGGTGCTTACCGTACTGAGCCGTGAAGGTGACGGTACGGCAGAGGCTGATCTGCTGGCAGTGGTGGAGCAGGCGCTTAACAGCGAGAACGTGCGTCCGGTGGCAGATCGACTGGCGGTACGCAGCGCCGAAATAATCCCGTACAGCGTGGATGCGACGATTTTTCTCTATCCGGGGCCGGAAGCTGAGCCGGTGATGGCGGCGGCAAAAGCCAGCCTGCAAAAGTACATCGCCAGTCAGACGCGGCTGGGCCGTGATATCCGTCGCAGCGCGATTTATGCCGCGCTGCACGTTGAGGGCGTCCAGCGTGTGGAGCTGGCCTCCCCGCTTGCAGATGTTGTGCTGGATAAGACGCAGGCGGCGTCCTGTACGGAATGGAGCGTAACCAACGGGGGCACGGATGAATAGCCTGCTGCCGCCCGGTTCATCGCCGCTTGAGCGCCGACTGGCGCAGACCTGCAGCGGCATTTCCGATCTGCAGGTGCCGCTGCGCGATTTGTGGAATCCGGCAACGTGTCCGGTCAGTTTTCTGCCGTATCTTGCGTGGGCGTTTTCTGTTGATCGCTGGGACGAAAGCTGGGCGGAGAGCGTCAAGCGCCGCGTGGTGCAGGATGCTTTCTATATCCATCAGCACAAGGGGACAACCAGCGCCGTGCGGCGCGTGGTGGAGCCGTTCGGCTTCCTGATCCGCATCATTGAGTGGTGGCAGACCGGCGAGACGCCGGGAACGTTTCGCCTGGATATTGGCGTGCAGGACCAGGGCATCACGGAAGAAACCTATCTGGAACTGGAGCGCCTGATCGGTGACGCCAAGCCGTGCAGCCGCCATCTGATCGGTATGTCAATCAACCTGCAGACCAGCGGTCCCTATTTTGTAGGCGCAGCCACCTACAGCGGCGAAGAAATCACGATCTATCCGTATATCAACGAAACCATTATTTCCGGCGGCACCGCTTATGAGGGCGGGGTGGTCCATGTTATTGACACAATGAGAGTGAATCCATGAGCGCAAAATTTTATACCCTGCTGACGGATATCGGCGCGGCGAAACTGGCAAACGCCGCCGCGGTCGGTGTCCCGCTAAAAATTACCCAGATGGCAGTGGGCGACGGTGGCGGCGTTCTGCCGACCCCAAGCGCGCAGCAGACGGCGCTGATTGCTGAAAAACGCCGTGCTTCCCTCAATATGCTGTATATCGATCCGCAGAACAGCAGCCAGATTATTGCTGAACAAGTGATCCCTGAAACTGAGGGCGGTTGGTGGATTCGTGAGGTTGGTCTGTTTGATGAAACTGGTGCACTAATTGCCGTGGGTAACTGCCCGGAAAGCTACAAGCCGCAGCTGGCGGAGGGGAGTGGGCGCACGCAGACCGTGCGTATGGTGCTGATTACCAGCAGCACCGATAATATCACCCTGAAAATTGACCCTTCTGTGGTGCTGGCAACCCGCAAGTATGTGGATGACAAGGTGCTGGAGTTGAAGGTGTATGTGGATGATCTGATGGCAAAGCATACCGCCGCCAGCGATCCTCATACGCAGTATGCACCAAAAGCCAGTCCGACATTCACCGGCACGCCTAAAGCGCCGACGGCGGCGGCAGGAACCAACACTACACAGATTGCCAGCACAGCGTTTGTACAAGCGGTGGTCACTGCGCTAAGTAAAACGCTGGAGGGTAAGCAGCCGCTGGATAGCACGTTGACTGCGCTTGCCGGGAAATCAGTTGCCGAACTGATCCAGTATTTAGAGCTGGGAACTGCAGCAATGCGTGATACTGGCACCGGCTCTGGTCAGGTGCCGGATATGAGCAGCTTTGGAAATAGCCTTAATACTACAGGCTATCAGAAATTACCTGGTGGGCTGATTATTCAGTGGGGCTATACCTCCACGGGTTCAGCGGGCAATACGGTGACTTTACCTGTTGCATTTAATAGCTGGGTTGCCGGGTGCGTGGGCTGTGAATCAGGGGATGATACTTCAATTAAAGTGGTGTCAGTTATCCCTAAGTCACTTTCGACTATTAAAGTATCCGGGCGTGTAGTGGGTGCCAGTACACTGGCTAACACATCTGTCCGTTGGATTGCTATTGGGTATTAACGATATGAAAATTTATTCCTCCAGATTGTACCCCGGCTTCTATGTTGATGACATTTCGAATATCCCCGACGATGCACAGGAAATAAGCGTTGAATTATGGCGCGAATTACTCGAAGGACAGGCGGAAGGGAAGATTATTGACTTTACCAGTGTGCCACCGTCGCTGGTTATATACGCGAGGACCCCGGAAGATGAAGCCGCAGAGGCTGAGTCAAAAAAAGCGGAGTTACGACTTATTGCTGACACTGCTATTGCGCCTTTAGAAGATGCGGTCGAGTTGGGCATTGCGACGGATGGGGAGCAGGTCAGACTGAATGAATGGAGAAAATTCAGGGTTATGCTAAATCGTGTAAATACATCGCAGGCTCCAGATATCAGCTGGCCTGAACTTCCCGAAGATTAATCCCGTCCCCGCACCTGCGGGGATTTTTTTGCCCCTTCCATTGTGCCATTCCCCACACATACCTAGGCGCGTGCGCCGCGCGCATATCAACCAGAACATAGGCTCACCCCCTGTAAACCGGAGAGACTGCCTTATGGCTCAGGATTACCACCACGGGGTGCGCGTTGTTGAAGTCAACGAGGGCACCCGACCTATCACCACGGTGAGCACCGCCATCGTGGGCATGGTCTGCACCGGCGATGATGCTGATGCGTCCATGTTCCCCCTTAATAAGCCGGTCCTGCTGACCGATGTGCTGACAGCCAGCGGTAAAGCGGGCGAATCCGGCACGCTGGCCCGTTCGCTGGATGCGATTGCTGACCAGGCGAAACCCGTGACCGTCGTTGTGCGCGTGGCCCAGGGCGAAACCGAAGCGGAAACCACCTCCAATATTATCGGCGGCGTGACCGCTGACGGTAAAAAAACGGGCATGAAAGCACTGCTTTCGGCGCAATCACAGCTGGGCGTCAAGCCTCGCATTCTCGGCGTGCCGGGACATGACACGCAGGCAGTTGCCACTGAGTTGCTGAGCGTGGCACAGAGTCTGCGCGGGTTTGCCTATCTGTCCGCCTATGGCTGCAAAACGGTGGAAGAAGCTATTGCCTACCGTGACAATTTCAGCCAGCGCGAGGGGATGCTGATCTGGCCTGACTTCATCAACTTTGACACCGTGCTGAATGCAGATGCGACGGCTTACGCCTCCGCCCGTGCGCTCGGCCTGCGCGCCAAAATTGACGAGCAGACCGGCTGGCACAAAACCCTGTCCAACGTGGGCGTGAACGGCGTCACCGGCATTTCCGCCGATGTGTTCTGGGATCTGCAGGACCCCGCAACCGATGCAGGGCTGCTGAACCAGAATGACGTCACCACGCTTATCCGCAAAGACGGCTTCCGCTTCTGGGGTTCCCGCTGCCTCAGTGACGATCCGCTGTTTGCCTTTGAGAACTACACCCGCACGGCGCAGGTGCTGGCTGACACCATCGCAGAAGCACACATGTGGGCGGTGGATGGCGTGCTCAACCCGTCGCTGGCCCGTGACATTATCGAAGGTATCCGCGCCAAGCTTCGCAGCCTGAAAACGCAGGGCTACATCATCGGCGCAGACTGCTGGCTGGATGAGTCGGTGAACGATAAAGACTCCCTGAAAGCCGGGAAGCTCACTATCGACTACGACTACACGCCGGTGCCGCCGCTTGAAAACCTGATGCTGCGCCAGCGCATCACCGATCAGTACCTGCTGGACTTCTCCAGCCAGGTCAGCGCGTAAGGGGACACCATGGCTTTACCACGCAAGTTAAAACATCTGAACCTGTTTAACGACGGGAACAACTGGCAGGGGATCGTCGAGTCGCTGACCCTGCCGAAATTTACCCGCAAGTTTGAGAAGTATCGTGGCGGCGGCATGGCTGGCGCGGTGGATGTAGATATGGGGCTGGATGATGGCGCGCTGGATACGGAATTTTCAATCGGCGGCACCGAACTGTTGCTATTCAAGCAAATGGGCAAGGCCACTGTTGACGGCATTCAGTTGCGTTTCACCGGCTCCATTCAGCGTGACGATACCGGCGAAGTGCAGGCTGTTGAGCTGGTTGTGCGCGGGCGTCATAAAGAAGTGGATTCAGGCGAGTGGAAAACCGGCGAGAGCAGCACCACCAAAGTCAGCAGCACCAACAGCTACGCGAAGCTGACCATTAACGGCGAAGTGCTCTATGAGGTTGATGTGGTCAACATGGTTGAAATTGTTGGCGGCGTGGATCTTATGGAAGCGCACCGTAACGCTCTTGGCCTCTGATTAACCTTAACGGCGCGGGCAGCCGCGCCAGTACTTCATTAACAGGAAACGAACATGAGCGACAAACAAACTGAAAAGACCGTACAGCTGGATACCCCGATCAAGCGCGGTAAAACCGAAATCACCGAAATTGTGCTGCGCAAACCCCAATCTGGCGCACTGCGTGGCACCCGCCTGCAGGCCATCATGGATATGGACGTGGGCGCGATGATGACCGTTATCCCGCGTATCTCAACCCCAACGCTGACCGCGCAGGAAATGGCAGAGCTGGACCCTGCCGATCTCACCTCGCTTTCTGTGGAGGTGGTGACTTTTTTGTTGCCGAAGTCGGTGCTTGCCGGTTTGCCGACAGCCTGACGGTTGATGACCTAGTGGCAGATATTGCCACCATTTTTCACTGGCCGCCGTCCGTCACTGACGTTATGCCGCTGACTGAGGTGCTGGAGTGGCGGCATAAAGCAATTAAGCGAAGCGGGGCCAGCGATGAGTGACAATAACCTGCGCCTGCAGGTGATTCTTGGGGCGGTGGATAAAATCACCCGCCCGTTCAAAAATGCACAGGCTGGCTCTAAGGCGCTGGCAAGCGCACTGAAAGCCAGCAAGGACAATCTCAGGAATCTCAACGAGCAATCAGCCCGCATTGATGGTTTTCGTAAACTGCGTACCCAGCTTGAGGGCACAAAAAACGATCTTACCTCCGCGCGCCAGAAAGTTGCGGCGCTGGCGAAGGAATTTGCAGCGACCAGTAACCCCACCAAAAAACAGGCAAAAGAGTTAGAGCAGGCTAAACGACAGGCCAGCCGACTTAAAGATGCCTATAACGGTCTGCAGCAGTCTGTTCAGCGTCATCGACAGGCGTTAAGTGGTGCGGGGATTGATACCAAAAAACTCTCTGATGCCCAGCGCCGGTTAAAAACAGACACCGAGTCTGCTACCCGCACCCTTGCCCGACAGCAGGAACAGTTAAAGACCTTAGGTGAACGCCAGGCGAAAATGAATGCCGTGCGGGATAAATATCATGCCAGTAATCAGCAGCGCGCCATGATCGCCGGGCTGGGTTTTACCTCGGCAGCCACCGGACGGGCGATGTTTAACGGCCTGAAACAGACGCTTCATGTAGGTTATGACTTTGACGCCATGATGAGCAAAACCCAGGCGGTTACGCGCATTCAGGATAAAAATAACCCTGAAATGGCGGCGCTTCGCCAGCAGGCCAGAACGCTCCCGTTACAGTCAAAATTTACCGATCTACAGGTAGCGGAGGGCCAGTATTTTCTGGGCCGTACAGGGTACAGTGCAAAGCAAATTCAGGGCGCGATGCCGGGGATGCTCAATCTGGCTGCCGCCGGGGATATCGATCTTGGCACTACGGCGGATATTGCCTCCAACATTCAGACCGCGATGGGTATACCTGCGGAGAAGATGGATCATGTTGCGGATGTGCTGACTGCACTATTTACCCGCAACAACGTTGATATTCCGATGCTTGGCGAGTCACTGAAATACTCTGCTGGCGTTGGTCGTGAATACGGGCAGTCGCTGGAAACTATCTCTGCCGCAACCGCGATGCTGGGGAGTGCCGGTATTCAGGGTAGCCAGGCGGGTACTACCATGCGCAGCATTTTAAGCCGCATTGGCACCTCTAAAGCGGTTGCTGATCTGGGCGTCAACACCAAGGACAGAGCCGGAAATATGCGTGATATGGTTGATATTCTGAGGGATATCAACAAAAAAACGGCGGGGATGGGTAACGTCGAACGTGGGCAGATATTTAAAAATATCGCCGGGCAGTATGCGGTAACAGGATTTGGTGTCCTGATGCACGCCGCCGGTGATGGCTCACTGGAAAAAATGCGGGGCGCACCGGGTGAATATGATGGCGAAGCGGCGCGAGTATCAAAAACCATGTTGGATAACATGGCTGGTGATATGACTATGCTCCATGCTGCGCTGGAAAATATCAGCGTTGAGTTATTTGAAAAAAATAACGGGTGGCTGCGCGACCTTACAAAATCAATCGGTGGTGTGTTGCATGGAGTTGCTGAGTTTCTAAAGGCGCATCCGCAGGTAAGCAAAGCCATTGTTATTATTGGGGCGGCTGTCGCCGGTGCCACGGTGCTATTTGGTGGGCTGATGTTTGCCGTTGTCGGTTTGCTTGCCCCGATAACATTATTGCGTTTTCAGCTTTCAATGCTTGGCCTCAAGTCCCTGCCCAGCCTCACGGCGGCGGTGTCACGCACCGGCAGCGCATTGTCATGGCTGGCGGGTGCACCGCTTTCCCTGTTGCGTCGTGGTATGGTGTCATCCGGTGGTAGTTCTCGCGGATTAAAATCTCAACTGGAGTTATTGCGCCATAGCGCAAGAAGTACTGCAGATACTTTCAAGGGAAGATGGGGAGCGTTGCTTTCAGTCACTAAAGGAGGATGGAGTTATCTGATAAATATGGCCCAGGCAGGGAAAGCGAGGCTGATAACTATTTTTGCATCGCTGAAAAATCCGATGGCGATATTAAGTAGTTTATGGGGTGCCCTTGGGAGGGTTGTGAGTTTTTTGGTTTTCGGCCCACTTTCCATACTCCGCATTGCCTTGTCAGGTGTTTTCTCATTGCTTGGCGCTCTGCTTAGCCCTATAGGGCTGGTTGTGGCTGCACTGGCTGGTGTGGCATTGGTTGTCTGGAAATACTGGCAGCCTATCAGCGCATTTTTAGGTGGTGTGGTGGAGGGTTTTAAAGCCGCTGCTGCACCGATCAGTGCTGCTTTTGAGCCATTGCGGCCTGTTTTTCAGTGGATTGGCGACAAGGTGCAGGCTTTGTGGGGGTGGTTCACTGATTTGCTTACGCCGGTTAAATCAACTTCCGAAGAACTGAACAGCGCAGCTGCAATGGGCCGCAGGTTTGGTGAGGCGCTGGCGGAAGGTCTGAATATGGTGATGCACCCGCTTGAATCGCTCAAATCAGGCGTGTCGTGGTTGCTGGAAAAACTCGGTATCGTCAGTAAGGAGGCGGCAAAAGCAAAACTACCTGAACAGGTTACACGGCAGCAGCCTGCCACGGTGAACGGTGACGGTAAGGTAGTTCTGCCACCTGGCGGATTTCCGTCAATGGGGTTTGCAGGCATGTATGACAGAGGAGGCACGATCCCGCGTGGTCAATTTGGCATCGTTGGGGAGAACGGCCCGGAAATAGTGAACGGTCCCGCAAATGTGACCAGCAGACGGCGCACTGCTGCGCTGGCTTCCGTCGTTGCAGGTGTTATGGGCGTAGCGGCAGCGCCTGCAGAGGCTGCTCCACTGCATCCTTACAGTCTGCCGACTATGGCATATAAACACAGCCAGCCAGCGAAATCTGCCAGCGCGCCGCCAGTGATCCGTTATGAGATTAACGCGCCCATTCATATCACTGCCCAGCCAGGGCAGAGTGCGCAGGATATTGCCCGCGAAGTCGCGCGGCAGCTTGACGAGCGCGAGCGCAAAGCCAGGGCTAAAGCGCGCAGTAATTTCAGTGATCAAGGGGGATATGATTCATGATGATGGTGCTGGGGTTATATGTCTTCATGCTGCGTACAGTGCCATATCAGGAGCTGCAGTATCAGCGAAGCTGGCGACACGCCACCAACAGCCGGGTGAACCGCCGACCATCAACGCAGTTTCTTGGCCCGGATAACGATTCGTTAACGTTATCTGGTGTACTGCTGCCGGAAGTCACCGGCGGCAGGCTGTCATTGCTGGCACTTGAGCAAATGGCAGAGCTGGGGAAAGCATGGCCCCTGATTGAGGGAAGCGGGACCATTTACGGCATGTTTGTGATCGAGAGCCTGAGTCAGACAAAAACGGAATTTTTTGAAAGCGGAATGCCTCGCCGTATTGAGTTTACGCTGACCCTGAAAAGGATTGATGAATCGCTGTCTGATATGTTCGGCAGTCTCAGCGATCAGCTCAGTAACCTGCAGGACTCTGCGACGTCTGCGATAGGTAATATTAAAAATACGGTTGGAGGGTTGCTGCAGTGAATTTTAGCTCTGATCTTTTTGACCTGAACAGCAAAAGCCCGGCTTTCAGTATCACGATTGAAGGTAAGGACGTGACCACCGCGCTGGATGCTCGCCTGATGAGTCTGACGCTGACCGATAACCGGGGTTTTGAGGCTGACCAGCTCGATCTGGAGCTGGACGACGCCGACGGGCAGATCGTTCTGCCGCGACGCGGTGCTGTTATTCAGCTGGCGCTGGGGTGGAAAGGCCGGCCGCTTTTCCCAAAAGGGGCATTCACTGTGGATGAGATTGAGCACAGCGGTGCACCTGATCGCCTGACAATTCGCGCACGTAGCGCCGATTTTCGTGAAACATTCAATACCCGGCGTGAAAAGTCATGGCACCAGACAACGGTGGGGGAAGTGGTGAAGGAAATAGCGACCCGGCAAAACCTCAAGCCAGCGCTGGACAAAGGTATGGCGGACAGAGTGCTGGACCATATGGATCAGACCAATGAAAGCGATGCCAGTTTCCTGATGCGTCTGGCGCGGCAGTTTGGAGCTATCGCGTCGGTGAAGGATGGTAATTTGTTATTTCTGCGCCAGGGGCAGGGTAGAACCGCGAGTGGTAAACCGCTGCCCGTAATCACCATTACGCGCAAGGCTGGCGATAGCCATCGTTTTACCCTGGCTGACCGTGGAGCCTATACCGGAGTAACAGCCCACTGGTTACATACGCGGGAGCCGAAGAAACAAGAAACAACCCAGGTTAAACGGCGCCGGAAAAAACAACCCACAACAAAAGCGCCGGAAGCCAAAGAGGGGGACTATCTGGTGGGAACGGATGAAAATGTTCTGGTGCTTAATCACACCTATGCCAACCGAAGCAATGCTGAGCGTGCGGCAAAAACGCAATGGGAGCGCCTGCAGCGTGGTGTTGCGTCATTCTCCCTGCAACTCGCAGAGGGCCGGGCAGATCTTTACACCGAAATGCCAGTAAAGGTGAGCGGCTTTAAGCAGCCTATCGACGATGCCGAATGGACCATTACAACTTTGACGCATACTGTCAGCCCGGATAATGGTTTTACTACCAGTCTGGACCTTGAAGTAAAAATTGATGATTTAGAAATGGAATAAATAGGTTCTCAATATTGATTTTTTGTGTATCATTATCGAGATTTTAATGGTGGCGGAGAAACTAAAAATGATGAATTGCCCAAAGTGTGGACACGCAGCGCATACGCGGAGTAGCTTTCAGGTAACTGACAGCACAAAAGAGCGTTACTGCCAGTGCCAGAACATCAATTGCGGCAGCACCTTTGTTACTCATGAAACGGTGGTGCGCTTCATAGTGACGCCGGGTGTTGTCGTTAGTGCTCCACTGCATCCCTCACCAAATGAACAGGGCCATATGAATTTTTAAACCAGCCGGCCCATTGAATTTAACTCCATCTATTGGGCAGTGACCGGCTCTAATTCAATGTAAGGTACGTCAACTTCACTGGTTTTAATCTTCAATTTTTTCGCTACGTCTGCCGTTACTTTTTCCTCGTCAAAAATTCCTTTCTCTGCAAGCTCTTTTGCGCTTTTGACTGATTGTCCCCAGATATGAATAGCTTTATCCGTTAATTTAATGTCGGTAGCGGCAATTTTTAGTTTCGTACCGTCGCACTCTGTACCAGAAGCACCACAGCTATCTGCGTAAAACTCGCCTTTTGCGAGAAGCGCTCCGGCCCCCAAAAGCTCCTTAGACGGTATAAGCAGGGCAGTCACAACAACTGCATGAGATTTTTTAACTTTGTCCTCAATAGCCCGTTTAATTGTATCGGCGCGGCTAGCTTTATCATGGGCTGCTGGAGCAAGGATTGTGATATTGGCGCGAATGCGCTTTGTACCTATAGAGGTATTGTTGTCTTGAATAACTTCATATGGCACAGCTGCTGCCTGAGATAAAAACGAACAAAGAGATAAAGCCAGGCCAGTTAGCAAGATGAGAGGATATTTAGTGGGCATAAGATCCATCCTTGTCATTGTCGAGAGCGGAATGGAAGCAAAATTCCATATCGCCATTTTGCCGCCACTTCCAAAGAACAAGGGGCTGCGTTTTCACGCAACCCCTTGATTTTAGTGGTGGAGCTGGCGGGAGTTGAACCCGCGTCCGAAATTTCTACATCCTCGGCACTACATGCTTAGTCCAGTCTTTACATTCGCCAACCAGCTGCGGACGGACACGCCACTGACAAACTAGCCTGATTAGTTTTAGCACTTCAACCCCAGGCAGGGCGTCCGCGCGATCTCTTTTGGGTTTGACCTCTCTTGATCCCCGTCCTAAGAGCGGAGGCTAGGGAGAGAGGGCTCTTAGCAGGTTATTAAGCTGCTAAAGCGTAGTTTTCGTCGTTTGCGACTATTTTTTGCGGCTTTTTTACGAGGCCTACCGCACCTCGGCATGCACCTTGGGTTTCGCAAATCCCGTCGAATCCAGAATCAGCCCCACAGTGTTTGCGAAGTATAACAGATTTGTGACGCGTGATGCCAGCCCGGATCGCGGGGGATTGCGGCTGGTTGTGTTGCGTACGGGTCATGTGAGCAGAAGAAATAGTAAAAATAAAACGATTAGCAATTATAGTAATAACGAAAATGTTATTATTGTTTGCATGATATATTATATTTCATTTTCCTCCTTATTTCTGGTGGTAAGCTTAAATACTCCTGGGAAGTTGTTTAGTATCGCTTAATAACATTCTTGTTCCTTTCTGCTAGCCCATTTCTGTTGTTTGGTGAATTAAATTTATTTATTGTTCTTATTTGTTTAAATACGGGTAGCGCGTTATAGATTTAAATGCGATTGCTCAGGCAATTATAATGGGGTGAATTGATTATTCTTTTTAATCAATGCGTTGCGTTTAACTCTATTGAATTAATTTCAAGGAAATGCCCATTACCCGGCACTTTTCCCCTTATTTGCCGCCACCGTGTGTAATTACCTTGCAGCGAGAGGAATATCAAGATGGCAGAACCAAATGCACTTTCTCCGACGGTGGATATTATCAGTCGTGAAAATGGGAAGGCGATCACAAGTTATTCGCAAAGTGCTGACAGGGTCGTTAATCTCTCGCAAAGCAGCGTAGTGAAAATAAATGCCTCTCCCGAGTCGGTTAATTTCTATGAGCGCCAGGGGGGACGATCTTATTGTCCATATGAAGGACGGTACGACGGTACGCTATCAGCGTTTTTTTACGCTTGA